CGAGACTTTATCTGTGTAGCTCAGTTGGTTAGAGCGCGTTCCTGATAAGAACGAGGTCGCTGGTTCAAGCCCAGCCATAGATACTAAGACCCCCAGCAGTTCCCATGCGAAAGCTACGGACAGTCTGGGGGTTTTTGCTTTTTAATGCCAAAGAGACTAGAATGTAACAAGTAGGTAACAATCTATCTAAGGACTTGACTTTGAACGAAGACAACAGTATGCAGCCGGTATGGTTTACGGCGCGTGTGGCAAACAAAAATGCCGGGTATTTCGAAGCTGTCCCCATTGGTACAGACCCGATCACCGGCATGATTGACTATAGAATTACAATTGACAATGAAGTCTTTGTCGTGGCACATCATCCTGACAAATCTATTTGGATGCTATTATATCGTGCCTTAGATTCCTCACTCTTCGGGGAAGACACCGATGAATTACCGCCAGAACTCTAGTCCACGCCATAGCGAGCCTACGCATATCATGTAACAGCGTTCCCGGTAGTGTTTCTTCCTGCCACCACGCTTCAGTCAAGAACTTCTACTTCGGCTAGTGTGGGAACTATAACGCCTCCTGCATAGCTTCCATAACCTAGTTTATTTGAATAAACCCAGCGCGAACGTTTCAAGTCAACCCTTGTCCGTGTATGGTGCACGTATTGAACTTTAACTTCAACAACTGTGTCATTCTTTGACTTCACAGACTTACGGTAAGTAATGCGAACGTTCTTACCGATGTGTCTACCGTCAAGTTCCATTGCTATCATGGTTACACTCCTTACAGCCACACACAAGCACGGCCTGATCTGATTCTCTGGTCAACTCTTTGTTACAATGCTCGTGATCATTGCCGATGCAGTAACCACAAGGTTGCTTCCGCTTATATCTCTCGGGCATCATCCAACTCGTCCCTTAGTCGCGCTATTGTGCTGCGCGCTTCATCCATCACATGAAATGCCATAGGCAACAGGTTGACTAGGCGAATCATTTTCTCTTCCAGTGTGCCGTCTGAATCTAGGATGCCAAACGTGTTACCTTTCAGAACTTCGAAGGCTCGTTCATTTTCTGACAGATTAATGTCAGTCACTGGACGTTGATACACGTCTAATTCTGCCTTCAAAGATTCCATAGGTGTCTCTGATTCCATCTTCTGTCACTCCAATCATTGCGTGTAGTGCTACCGAAATTCTGCATGTCTCACAGTTGCAGACAGGCCACATGCTTCCTTTACCGTTGTTGCATAGCTCACAGGCACGGACGTAGTTGAAAGTAGCGTTTTGCCCACCACGAGCTTTAGGCACAATGTGGTCACGTGTCAGCTTACGGTTGCGTGAGCCGCAGTAGTGGCACTTGTTTTTAGTTCTCGGCCCCGCTACGGATGCGCTCAATCTCCCGCTCAATGTACCATTTCGCTTTCTCTAAATCTTCCATTTCAGTGTCAACATTTTTCACGCCAGCGCGAGCAACGTATTTGACTACGTTTCCGCGATTATAATTCAACTGCTCCGCAAGGTCAATGACCTCTAGCCCTTTGAAATGCGTGTAATGCTTCGGGTTAATCGCATCACTCTCAGGTTCTGGCAAATAATTGTAAGAATTAATCCACGTCCAACCGTCTTTCTCTAACTCAACTAATGACTCACGAGAAACCTTTGTTCGGGCTTCATCCATCCACACCCATCCATGTTCTTCAAGAATGAAGGGCAGGTTGGACTTATTGCCTAAAACTAAAGCTCCCAATTCGGTTGGTAAATCCATGTTAGACATTCAATCCTGCTTCCTCTAGTGCAAGGATAGCCCTTGCCGTACATATTTCGGCTCCGTCATCGTACCTGTGCTTAAACTTCGCGTGTTTATCTACAATGATCTGATTGTACACAGACCCATCCATCGTGCTGTCTGTTATAATCTCAACGTAATCTGGGGGCTGGCGTGTGACATAGTATTCAGCCCAACCATCTTCTGCGACAGCTTCAGTACGCCAAATGTACATCGTTGAAATAGGTTTAATAGAATCGCCGCTGTCATTAGACAGCGCAACATCTACTCGTAGTGCGCCCAATTTATTCTCCCCAGTATGCTTGTTGTGTCGGTAAATGGTTCATCTTAGCATACGCCAGAGCGTGAATGCGAGCATCGTTTTGGTGACGGTTACCGGGCACCCAGAAACCTAGTCTCTTTAGCTCAGAATCGGGCACTAGAGCCTTTTTAACGTTCCTTTGGTAGACCACCCTACCCGTACCCGCTAAGGCCGTTAGAGCGCCTTCTATGCGTAGTGGAGTCACGTCAGGAAATTTGGTTCTACCGTCAAGCACAAACGATTCGGACACAATAACGTCAAAATCTAGTGGGCTGTAACTAATATCGAATCCTTCAACTCCACGACCAGTTTGTGTGTAAGTGTAAGTATTCCACCACTCCACGAAACCGTCAACACCATCAGGTATCTGACCACCATCAAAAAATGTTAGCGGCGCGTCGTCATAGTATACGGACAGCGACCAGCCGGTAGTACCTCCGGGGTCAAATGAGAGCAAACTAGTCATCTAGTAGCTCCACATCAGCGTAGTAAGGAATGAAGAACGGGATACCGTTTTCGCCGAAAGTCTGGTAAAGATATTTACCGTAGAAACTATCGTGCCACCACTTGTTAGTGAGTCCAATTTCACCACTACTATAGTGATACACGTACTCTATCTTCACGTAAATCTCTTTGAACACACCATTTTTGCGGTTGGTTCTCCAAGAAATTTTAGCCTTCCGACCCACATACATGCCGTTAAGCTCTATAGCTTTGATACTCACTTCGCAAACCCCGCATTCTTCATTGCACGTAGCTCTGTGACAAACACACTCGCCTGATTAGGGAACGCAATCGGCACAGGTGTACCCATGACACTCTCCATAGAGTGCATTTTAATGTCAACAAGCTTAGCTTCAAGAGGATGCGTGCCCTGAAAACCAATGACAGTACCGCTCATAATAGTCTCAGCAACGACACCACGCTCATTCAGCGTGAAGCTGAACACCACACGATCACCAATCGCAATACGATCTGGTACTCTACTCATTAAATAACCTCAGTTCTGCGTCATCACTTATTTCTACGTTTTCTTTAGGAATTCTCAATGTTTTGTTAAATCCATCAACTGATTCAAAAGAGTGCAACTTTACATCTGCTACTTCGCGCTTTCCGTTAGGTCTTACACCTACGTAAGTGGCAGAATAAATCCATGACGAATCCACGCCAGACCATTTACCTTCGTAAGACCACAACACACGGTCACCGGGTTCGATCTTATCGCTCACTTTAAATCTCCCCAACTCCGCGCGAAACTATATTCTGATAAGAACGGTACTTTGTCACCGAACACAGCTTCACCTGTAATTCTGAATTCTGATTGTATATGCTTACCTATCTTATCCGCAAGTTTTTGTGCCGTTGGGGGATGTTTTTCTGGTATTTCCACAAGGATAGCGTCATGCACAAGGGCAACAATGTGTGCGCCTTGTGACTTAATCCAGTCATGCACACGGATAGCGGTTACCAAACAAATGTCAGAACTCGTAGCCTGTGGGAGAAATGCTAGTGCCTCCCGCTTGATCGCAGCCATGTTGACGTGTGTTACCACTTCAGACTGAAACCTACGACCAAACGGGGACACCAACAGGTCACGCTTCAGCGGGTTGACAGCAGCCTCTTTCACATCTTCACGCCATTGCGCGAACTTGTTAGCTGTTGACAAATAGTTGTCAATGATAGTGCGTGCTTCCCGCTGGCTGATACCCAACTCGAAACCAATAGCCCTGTCACCACGATCAAACGCGAGTCCATACACAACGGTCTTCACCTGTACGCGGAACTCTTTTTTCTCAATCGCTGTGATGTTTGACATGTTAATGCTCGGGAAACATACCGGCATCATGTAGGTGTCGAAGTAATCTCCCGCACCCTCACGCAGCGCAGCAAGCATCCAAGGGTCATCAGACAGCGCAGCCATACAACGTAGCTCCGCTTGTGACAAGTCAACCTGTAGTAACGTCATCCGTTTAGATCATTCTCGCTTACTGTTTGTGTTGGCTTAGTTTTCTTAGGCTTAGGTGCCAGCGCTAGACGTTTCTTCATGTCCCGCGCAAAATTGGGTGGTAAGGGCATGGAAGGTATATTTATTGTCCCTCTAGTAGTGTTGTAAGTCACAACCCTACTACTAACGTGGCTAAGCCTACTCAAAGCGCTAGTTAAATATTTTTCTGCCTGAAGAATTTCCTGCTCCATGTGCTTAGGGACATTCTGCAAACTATTAACATACAGCAACGTATCCGCAGCGTAATTCCGGTACACTTCGACGTTAGCGTTAGCGACACGTGCCTTCTTTTCGAGTCGCTTAATACGTTTCTTCTGACGCTGAACCTCTTCAAACAAAAACGTTTCAAGCTCTGTAGGCTCACTCACGGTGCCAACACTCTCCTAACAAAATCTGCAACCAGCGCTTCACCGCTGACATAAAAGTTTTTCATCTTGTTGTTCTCTATCCACTGTAAATAAACGTCAATCTCAGCGGAAGAACCACCGCACGTTTCGCAGCCCGACTGCCACTCGTCATATCCTGTAATTGTAAAGTCAACAGAATCTATGTCGATGTTTGCGATACGCGAAACGTCAACGCCAGCAGCGCGTAGTAGGGCTAGCTTGTAGTTAAGCTCCCACTCATTCGTCATCGTCCGGGTCTTCCTGCTCGTCTGGTAGGTCTGGGATTGCGAAACCGATCACAGTAGAACGGTTGTCGTGAACCTCTGGGGTCATAGCTAACTTTAGCGCATCCTCATAGCGCTTAGCAATACCAAAACCCTGATATGAGACATTAATTTGGTTGGATTCGATCTTAAATTTACCCCACATAAATGCTCCTAAACTTTTTGTCTCGCGGAATGTTCTGAATGTTAGGCTGTGCGCTTGACAGACGGCCTGTAGACGTGCCGTGAATCTTAAACGTAGTGTGCACACGTCCGTTAACTTCAGCCGACAGAGCGCCCTTGACATATGTGTTCAACGCTTTGACTGTCTTACGGTATTCAAGCAGCTTATCAATGAAATCAACAATCAGTTGGTTGTGGTGCCAAGCTTTCTTCACGTTCAGCAAACTCTTTTCATCTGTGCTGGCCGCGTACACGCCACCCATAAAGGTTGACAGTACAGTTTGAACCTGCTGCCACGAAGACGGATTGAAACCCGCTTTAGGATTCTTTAATTGAACAGTACGTGTCAAAAAGCTTAGCTCAGTGTGTAGCTGTATCGCTTCCAACTCCATTTGCTTAGCTAACTGCTGTGCATACGGTACGTCAATGGCGAACCCGAACTGTTCAACGTCCAACAGGAATTCGCTTGCAGCCATTTCAAGCATGAACGCTTTGCTAGCTTCCTCGTCGGCAAGAATTAGCGGCTCCAAATACTGCCACAATTCATACGTCCAATACACGTCCCACAGGTTGTATTCATTCAAGATATCTGCTGGCACGTTCTCGTAGTGCGCCTTGTTTTTCAGGTACTTACTGAGATCAGCTTCCCATTCGGGTGCACCGAGATACATCTTGCACAAAGGCTTTAAAGCGTGCAGTCCTGCCGCCATGTTCAACACGTGGTGAGCCAACATGGTGTCGAAGTAGTTAGGCATACGCACACCTGTTTGTGCTTCGATCACACGTGTATCGAACTTACCGTTATGCCAAATAGGGTATTGGATTTTCCGCAAGATATCCTTGCGCCAGTCAGCGAAGTATGGTACGCCACGCATGTCCCAGATATCCCAGTTACCATCCTGATAAAAAGCGATACTCAAAATCTTGACCTGCTCAGGTGTCTCAGTTGCAAGGTCACCTGCCGTTTCAATGTCAACAGCAATTGGCTTATCAAAGTCAAAACGATTGATACTGCTGTTAACAAACGCGCTGGCAGGGCGGGTTTTCTGAGGCAGATACAACTGGTTCAACGCTGCTTTAAGAACACTCGCAGCATTAGCTTTCGTACACAACTGCGCCACACTATACGTGCGGATAGCTTTAGTAAACTTAAATGGGCATGACCCAAGGATGATCATATTCTGCCCTGTACCCGCGTTATTAATTGCGCCATTAGCTATAGCTGTTACATCAGTAAACACAAACGTATTCGGCGGGTAGTCCTGTAGTACCTGCTCTACAATTTCGTAAGCATCACGATTAAGAGGCTGCTCCGAGTAGATTAGTACTTTGATTGACATTTAATTTCCTCGCAATAGTGGACAGGCCAAGGCCGGTCAGCTTACTGATTACACGTCTGCTGTTACCATCGTCAACTGCTGCTTGAAGCAACACTTTGTTGAGAGGTAGTTTGTTGTTAAAGTTTAGTCGCAACTGCAACAAGGTGTCAAGCGATTGTGGGTTGAATCTTCCTGAACCTTTGGATGGAAGCTTCACGTCCATACCATACAAGGTACTGGTTGACAATCCGCTGATCTGTGCTAACTGCCCTACACTAAACAACTCCCATTCTGACAAAGAAATGACAGCCTCGTAGCGTTGCTGTCTGTCCATGTAGACGCTGTGTGTGTACAAATACTTAGCCTCATTCATTGCCACCACGTAGTTAATGTTATTCGCCATTGTAATTTATCTCCAAAGTTATTTTGTTACCTGTACGTCGCTGGATGATTCTTCCCATATCTTCCAGACCATCAGCCATTTCAAGAAACTCTTTAGGGCGCTTATCTGTGAACTGTTTGTAAGCCATTTCGTAGCTGACCTTACCGCCCTTAACAACAATGAACTGCTCCAACTTGTTGAGGTCAGACTGCCACGAAGATTCACTGATCATTGCCGCTATTTTTTGCAGGTCATCGTACCATTCTTCGGCAAGATCAATTGCAGCCAACACATGCTCTAAGCCGATGATATTTTTCTGGTCATCCATAGCAAACAGGGCTGACGTTTTTGCCACACTAATGACAAGACGTTCAATCGGGCCTTTAAGAGTTTCGAAACGTGAACTGGTCATAATCATCTGCTTGATCTGCACACTAAACAGGTTCAGACGTTTCAGCGCTGCATCATCGAACCGGATAGGTACTGTCTGCTCACGTGTACCACGCATGTCCCAGAAGTTGCGGTTCACAGCCAGATGTTTCACCAACGACTCACGTACCGGGTCAACGTACCCTGCATTGATCGCGGGAGACTGGTTGAGCGGGTCATTGTGCGGTTCATACGGGCGAGGCTCAACGAGGGTGTACAGGAATCGTGTAAGGAATCCCGACTCGAAGTGCTTGACAGTCAGAGCTTCAGCAACATGCGTGACAATACCTGTCAGATACATTTGAAAGTTAACTGTCACAGACTTGATAACCTGCTTGTCACCTGTACTGCGGAGAGTACCACGAGACTTACCAGAGTAAAGCTGAGTCCAATAACCGACTAGACCTGTCAGATATCCCTGACTAAACACTTCCCTGAACACGTCCTGAATTTCGTCAGCATGAAGCAGCGAAGACTGGTGGGCGCGTTCTGACAATAGTTTGTTCAAACCCTGCTGTGTAACGTCAGACCCAATATCATACGAGTAATCGGGTGTCTCCAAAGACTCCAAGATACCTGTCATATATTTGAGCGCAGTCGTCTTACGGTCAACCGTTGTGTTACCGAGAGACATGACCCAGATAGCAAGGTTTGTCTGCTCAAACTCGAACGGGATATGTCCGAACTCTGCGTACACTGTAGACATTAAAATGAGCGCAGCCATACGGTGATACTTAGCTGGGCTTGTGGTGTGCTTAGTTGCCCATGCCTCATACTTGTCAATGAATGTGACCGGGAGCATAGCGCGTTCCGCATCAGACAGGAAGTTGGCTGGCTCAATCGTTTCAATGACTGACATAAGTTTGTCACCATCAGGTGAGGGTTCCACAACTTTACCGTCATCAACGGGAGGCTGATTCTCAGGGTCAACTTCAGCGTTGAGAATTTCTTTCCACAACTGTTCTTGCGGGCGACCTTCCTGCTTATACTTGCAGCACGGAGCATCCCATACGAGAACCAAAACCTCTTCAGCACTGAAGCCTGAACGGAACAACTCGCTTTCCAGACGGTAACGCATTTCAGAACGCTTACCGGGGATAGGCTCGTCAAACAACAGGTTGCGGAGAACCTTGTCGTCAGACAGCTTACCGAGCAGAGCAGCACGATCAGGTAGTGGTGTTGTAATTTCCCTGTCAGTACCGTACACCTTTTCAGTGGTGTCTGACATTGGATATTCAAGTTCCAGCTTAGCCAGCGGGTACACGTAGGCAGGATTGTTGGACACCACAACGCGGTAGTTCTCGCGGTTGGTGTTTAGACTACCCGGCACACGTAGCATCTTTGCAGCGTGCCCGAACGAGCGATCAAGTCCTTCATCCTTGTGCGCCCAGTGTACGCGGCGGTTCAGGAGAGCTACGGTATGCGGGTTATAATCACCATCGAGTAGCCAATAATTGTGTGTACGACCAGTAGCAGTAGTGACAGTAATACTAGGAGCCACACGGTACTTGCTAGGGTCAAAAATATCGCTGTCAGCGTAGGCCACACTCGTTGTTTTAGCATAGATTTTCTCCCTCTTAGGCTGACTGAACAGCACAGGACTGAAGTACACCTGATTGGTTGACATTCTTTGTTCAACCCATTTGGTCATGTCGTCAAGCTGTGCGGGATACTGGAAGAATGTACCGGGAGTTGTGAGGTCTGTCGTCAGGACAGCGTAACCTTCGCCAGCACCCAGCACTGTTTCAAGAAAGCTACGAACGTCCATGTATACTCCACATCATTTGTTGAAAAAATAAAGCCAACCATAGACGAATGCATATGGTTGGCTGAACATTAGAGTCATAGTAGTCTAGGCTCGATTTCCTATTACTTCAATGCTATCTCTAGCACTATGACTTGTACCCCGAGTGAGAATCGAACTCACAGACAATATCACTCGCTTTTGAGGCGAGCCGCTTTACCGTTTTGCGTACCGAGGCTGGACGCAGGGGCTAGCGTTGACATTTGACTGCCAAGACTAGCCCCCACGATTTTGCAAGAGTGGCCGCGTTCTAGCTACGGTTTAATCCACCCCATGAGGGCGCTTCAGGTGCGCTTTGCCCATTAGTAGCAGCAACACCATCAGCAGCGGAGGCATAACCCCCGACTTCATTGAAGACACGCTTCTGCGCGTCCGGTGCCTTTTCGTTGACCTTAATTGTCAACGAAGTTCCCAACACAGATGCGATATCTGCGGTGTCAGGCACGTTAGGGTTACCGTCAGCGTCACGACCCCAACCTACGGCATCAGCGAAAGTTACGAGCTTCCACGCACCGGGGCTGTCGTACAGCGGAATGTTCTGGTAACGAATCTCACGACCACGAGCGTTCTGCTTAATACCCTTAGCATCAGTCCACTCGAAGTCTTCCTGAACCTTAAATGTCAGGACAAGCTGGGGCTTACCAGCGTTATCGCCTGACTTGACAGCTACCTCTTCGATAGCAAACACTGTAGCCTGAAGCTTAGTGCCATGAGGAATCGGGGCGAATTCTCCACCACCACGATTGTCTGAACCAACATTAATTACTCTACCCATTTTGTATCTCCTATTTTGCTTGCTCAATAAGTTCGTTGATTGATTTAATTGTAGGGTCATAAATCTTCGAAGGCAAACCGAAACGGTTTTTCGTTACCAAACCGAGAGCTTCACCTACATACAATGTACGACGCAGCTTACCTTCAGGGTCTGTCTCGTAGTTGTAGTACCCCACGATATCAGACACAGTTGGCACGTCTTCCTTAAAGCTACCCTGATACTTCGGGATAGTTTTCACGGCACCAGTCTGCTCGTTCTTTTCATCCAAAGCATGGAAGATAAAAACGGTTGGGATAGGTGAGTGATGGAAACCCCACATGAAGTCGCTCGTCCAATCAGCAAGGTCAGCCCATGCACCGTACTTGTTGGAGCGGTTCTGCGGTAGGTTCTGGAAGTGTGCCGTAGCGATCTTACCAGCACGGTTCATGGTATCAAAAATAACCATATCAACGTCGCCGGGATTACGCAATAGCTCAGTCTTAATCTCTTCCAGATGACTATACGTTGGTGCGCTAATGCGTTTCACTCCGGGGTTCAAACGACCCACACCCTTAGCTGACCCTTCAATGTCAACAATCAGTGTGCGCTCAAAACCCGCGTGAATAGCTGACGCCCCAAGGTTAGTCTTACCAACACCACTCGGGCCGTAAACTGTGAACGAATCAAAAGTGTCTAGCACTTCAACGTCCTCAATACCATCATCAAAACTATAACCCATTAGTCCTCTTTCGCTTTCTTTTCAGCAAGTTCTTTAGCTCGCCTGAAACCATCTTGAAACCCACGATCATACACAGGCATCACAGCGTAAGCTTGCGCCGGTACATTCATGTTAGGCCGTCTGACTTCGAAACGTGCGTACTCTTCGTTGTACAAGTCCACCAGAATTTTTGAATCTATCATGGCTTGAACCTGATTTCAACTTTGTTCTTCGGGAAGTGCTTCTGGCACGCTTCGTACTGCGTCGCAGTCAGGTGTTCCTTAGCCTTCTTGCTGTCCACAGATGCTGTGTACAGGTGCATGTTCTCACCGTTCTCACCCAGCGGGAACAGTACCTGTGCTATAGCCGCATCGAACCGAACGTTAGGCGACACAACAACTTCAACGGAACCATAATCATACACGTCAGGCATTGCTTCCGCAAATCCTTCGCTTGACATTATCTCGTCAAGTTCCTCTTGAATCTGCTTCATCTGATTTTTGAGTGTCAGATACTTCAGCAGCATTGCTTCGTCAGCCATTCTTTTTCCTCTTCATTTCGTTACTATTAAGCTTACCATCTGGCATCAGATTTGTCCAATCCGTACTCAATTTCGTTCGGAAGTAACACGTTCGATAGCTTCCATCACATCAAGGTCAGGTTCTGTTTCAGCTAAGCGTTCTAGCGCCTCAAAATCTTCCATGAAAAGTTTCTCAATAGCATCCTGCTCCGCAATAATCCTAGCCAACCCATCCATTATAACTCCTACATTCTGTGTAAAATCTGCGAACAAACGTAACAGTGAGGGTCAGACTCTAAGGTGTCGATATCTCCACCGTCCTGCAACCACTCGTAAGCCAACACTACACGATTCCATGCCTCGTCTGCAAGTGTTTCGTCATAATCAAATGAAATAACTGTCACATCACGGTCACTTGTACCGTCACGCGCAATGAAAACAAACGAAACCTTCTCCACCGGGTAACCCATAGCAACCAACGCGCGCCCGTACAGCATGATCTGGTACAAGTATCTGGTCGGTAAGGCATCAGGATTCAGGCGGTACTCGTCAATCTTAGAACGCTTTGACGTTTTATAGTCAACAAGATGTTTCTCCGCTGTCAAATATAAGTCAGGCGTCGAGTTCACGTCACCATAGCCCGGTATCGTACCGATAAACACGGACTCTTCCAGACGTGCACCTATGAGTGACTTGAATTTGGCATCTGTGCCCCCACCCACATGCTTTTGAGCCTCTAACTCCATGAGCATGTGGATTGCATCACCAATTTTTGCGCCCAGCCAGTACTGCCCGATACTACTTGACCCATCCGATAGGTGACGCGCTAAACAGTACGCACAAGGGTCACCGATAGCGCTGGCACCAATGGTGGTCTGCCTATCGCGTGCCTTCTGCGTCTTCAGCAGGTCTAGCATGAGTCTTTTTAGTACCGAGTCGTCTAAGCTCACGTCGCTTCTCTTTCCGTTGCTCCGGTGTCATCCCACCCCAGATTGAACTATTTTCTTCAGCAATGGTAGCGTATTCGCCACACAAATCCAACACGTGACAGTCAGCACACAACTCAGCCGCCACTTCAGGCGTCGTACTGTTAACCCATGCCCCAGTCCATTGCTCAACATCATTGAAGCGGTCAGAGTTGTTATATGCCTTACGGCACGGCTCTGTTTCGTTCAGCTTCCAACGCAGTTTATTATAAAGATCGTCGGGGTCACCATTAGTTATCGTCATCCAAGAACTCCACAACTGCATCGAATGGGATGCGAAAATTAGTACTCACACCACGTGACCAGTTAAGTGCGCGTCCACTACCATATGCCCCGTAGATATACACTTCACCACCCGGCTTGTGTGTGATCTTGCCGAGAACACCCTCTACTGTGGCGTCAGGCTCGTCTTTCTTGAACGTTGTAAACCTGTAGGTGATGCGTACATGCCTCTTCACATGCACGCCTGACAATTCCATTGCAATCATATTACCACCACGTTTCTATTAGTTTATTGATTAGCTGTACTACAGCCGAAAAAATAAAGGGGACAAGAATGAACAGGAACCCAAACCATCCACTAACAGATATAGTCAGCGACAGAATACCAATGACAGACATGGTAGCTATCATAGCTATACCAAACAACGCTGTGCACTTCAGCGTGTTGACGATAAAATTCATTTCTTGTCTCCAAAATATATGTCCATAACCTTACCCAGATTTTCCATCTGCCATACGATTTTTGCTACTTCTTTTTCAAAATCGCTAAGCTGTTGGCTCTGAGAAACTTTCGAGGTCGGGGAGGTATCCTGTGGTGCTGTCGGTGTTGTAGTGGCCGCTGGCTTCGGCCTCTTCGAGTCGGACATATTCTGGTCGAACATCTTCGACAGTTTCTTCAGGTTCGACATATGTTCCTTCCAGAATATCAATCACAGACTGAACAACGTAGTGGTTAACCACTTCGTCACCGGATGACTTAATAAAGTCAATGGCCTGTGTGACACGATCAAATGCTACCTGTTTCAAACGGTCACGCATGAACTCTTCAGGCGACACGTCCTGTTGTGGCAGCTTATGGACAGCGACCCATTGGTTGTATTCGGACAGCAAATTCAGTTCATCAGTTGGTTCTGACATTTACTTGACATACCCTTCACGAATGTACACAATCAATGCACGGATATCTTGTACCAGAAACCACACAGCCAGCCCTGCACCGATAATGTTAAGTGCGGTCAGGAACCCATGTGGCGGTGCGATAGCAGCCCACAGATTTAGCGGCAGGATTAAACCCCACGCATAGATCATTACAATGACAAATACAAGGTCACCTGTACGTCTGATTCTTACCATTAGAAATGTCCTCTTTCGTTTGAACGTACACCAGAAATAAATTCACCCAACTTGTGTGCCATGATCGCCACACCCTCTTCGGTGAAGTCTTCCTCCACACCACAGTCCTTTGGGATACCCAGATCACCACGGACACGCTCTAGCGCACCAGAATCTGCCGACAGGAAAGCGAAGTCCCAACCATCCGCAGTCAGACGACGTACCGTGTTCGCCACGTCACGACCCTCGCTTGTATGCGCGGAGTTAGAATCACCATCTGTCATAATAATGACAACAACATGTCCGGGCTTGTCATCTTCAGGCAGAGCCGACAGGCGACCTTCGAATGTGGAAAGCAGCGTAGCGGTACTGTCGTACACGTTAGTCCCACCGTTAGCAAACATGTTCAGGTGAATAAGCATGGGGTCACCATCCTGCTCACCTTGTGTTGCATAGTTCTCGAAGTACCCCACGTCAACAGTCAGAAAGCCAGCCAGCTTACGCGCTTGCTGTTCCAACATCATATGCAGGGCGTCTTCCATCATTGGGTAACGACCATCCATTGAACCTGACGCATCCAGAATAAACAGGAGTGCCGTGTAGTTCGGGTTAGACATTTTCGGTTCCTTCTCTAAGTGATTGGTTCAAGCCTAGTCTACGGGCAAGGTGTTTGTCAATGATTTTCTGATCATAAGTTCCCGGCACAATGAACCTGTAACGAGTCACCCTGTGTGGGTTACCCGGTCTAGGTAGGCGTCCCATAGCTTGCGTGTTCATGTACATATTCTCTGACTCACTAAACCAGAACTCTGTGCTGCAATAATCCTGCAACCCATCCGTACCTTCAGCTATGGCTTCGACCACAGCAACAATAATTTGGACTTCTGTTCCCCATTTGGCAAGTGCGTCAGAGCGAACGTTGTCACTCGTATTGCCGACCCACGCAAAAGCTCGGTAACCTGCTCGGTTATAACGTTCAGCAGAAACAAGGGCAAACTCACGAGAATGAGTAAAAACCAACACAGGCTCCATTGGAGGAAGGTCACTGAGGACTTCCAAACTTTCATCCAGCTTTGACGAATACGTGTCAACATCGTAGCTGACCTTACCTTCCTCATTGAAACTCGGAACCCCCAACGTGATCTGTCGGAGTCTTAAACGTTGTGTAACAGGTAGTTCAGTAACAACAGGTAGCTTACCAGTAAGAGGGTCAGGTGTGTCAAGCCATGCAATGTTTTCTTCAATGACTTGTTTGTACAGAGCTTTCTGCTGCATGTTCATTGAACAATCAATGTCAATAACTTCTGGCTCGTCAATGCCAAGATCATCACCCACGCTCATGTAAGCAGGGTAATAGGAAAGCATAGTGCCTTCCTCATATAGCTCACCCTCAATTTGCGTGTAGCCGTACACATCTTCTTCAACTACAAGCCAGTCAGCGCACCAATTCCAAAACCCTCGTGGCGTAGCGTACAAGCCATTCTTAAACGTGCCGTCATCATTTAATTCTTCAGGCCACAACCAGCGTAGTGTAGTCCAAGCACCTGACAATTTATTGCCAACAAAGGTTCCTGACATTGCAATCTTCTTCGTTGCTTTCAGGTTGCGTATCTGTGCCCATGTTTTAGAGTTACGATTCTGCATCCGGTGGACTTCATCGAGAATGATTACGTCCACTTTAAGTTTATTCCAAAACCCTGTGGCACGTGTTCGCATGAACTCCCATGTCACAAAGTAAAATCCAGCTTCACCATCCCAAAACGCATCCATAGCCAGCTTGCCTGACTTTGAACTGTCAATACGTCTGAACAGGTCAGGATTTGTGTAGTCCTGATACTGGCGTCGAATGGTGCGTTCCCATGCTGATACCGCTGTGTTACGTGGTGCAACAATGAGTGTTCTAGGTAGCGCAAGGCGTCTGATCGCTTCAACAGCTATCGTCGTTTTACCTTGCGCTACCTTCAAACCTAGCAGACTTGACGGACTGTTCATCACAATCTGACAGTATGCTTCCTGTCGTTTACGGAGTGTCAGGAAGGTTTCTTTTACTAGCATAAAGTCCTTCCTGTTTCCTGTAAGCCTGACGGTACTGCAGCAATGTAATTATATCGTCAACGTCATCATCACTGATTTTGTAAACCCATTCTTGACCTATGTACAGGTCGTTGACCATATGCTCTGTGTCCACATATATCTGAGATACACCCCTACCATCATAAGGTAGGAAGATAACGCTCGTACCATCTGTGGACGACAACTTTTCTGACATTACTGACTCAATTCCAATGCGATATCAAAAATTTTTTCGACCCCAAAATTCCCGCGCGGGGACTTTACCGGCGACCACGCTTTTTGCCGCGCTTACGGTCAACACGCAGGAATGGACGCCCAACTTTCAGCGGCACTTCCGTAAAGCGTTCCTCATTCTTCATCATCTCAAAGATACGAGCTTCGATAGCGTCAAAGTCAGCATTCAGCTTACCCAGATCATTCTCATACGTGTAGCCATGCACAGTGTCTTTAGGAGCGTAAGGCATGTACCCGCCGACATAGATACTGATACCATCTTCAGGGTCAGCATAGCGACTTGCCAAAGAAATGTCATCGTAATCTACGGCATCCCCATAACCGAACTCCCATGTAGGCGACTGCTCCATGATAAGCAAGCAGGTTCGACGCATGAAGTCGGGGTGCATGGCAATAGCCAGATGATTCAAGTCAAACGGGTCTTGGTGTTCCTTCACCGTCACCACAATGTTTGCGGCATCAGTGAACAGCAGGGCACGGATACGAGTACGGATACCGTACTGCTCCAACCAGTCAACCAGACGGAGAATGCGCTTCTGCTTTTGAATAATATATTCAGCAGTAGTCCACTTTGCGGCTGCAAGATTGATCGTGATATTAGCGAACACACGGTTAGGGTTTCCCATGATCGAGTTACCGAAATCATCCGGGTCACCTTCCATGAAACGACCAATATCTAGGTAATCCCCGGTCACATCATAGAACACATCGTTACCGGGATTATCCTCAGTACGCATACGATCATCTTTTTGCGAAAACTGACGGATACGCCACGGTTCTTTCTGAAACACATGGTGAGCTTCAGCGAGTGAATCGAAAATCAGGTATTCACCGTCACCACGGATATCTGACGCCATAGCGCGCTGTGGAGTCCACCCTTCACGCTCCAAAGTCCGGTAAAGTGCCGGGATAGACTCGAATGCCGCAAACAGCGTACCTTCGTCATCCAGTTCCAGCATTGTGCCGCGAATTTTAGCCATTAGATTCTTTCTTGTTCAAAGTCTTTGCGATCAGCTTAGCAAGCTTTTTGGTCGGTGCATAGGCTATTTCAGAATTCGGGTAAGGAATTTTTAGATCATAAACGCTCCACCAACCTTCGATGAAACCATCACCATCCGAACTTGTACCTAACTTTTCTACCAAAAAACGTTTAGCCATTACACATCTTCCTTATAAAAGTTTTCCCACTCAGACTTTACTACAAGCCTACGCTCTAACACAACCTTATTCTGGAAACCATTTGAACCTGTCGGGTTATGGCGAAAATGGCTGTACTGCCTACGAGCATGATTAAAGTCCTCATATTGCTCATAGGAGAGAGTGTCCCTACTCACGTTCCACGTTGTGGGGTATATGACCTGATATTCCCAGTATGCCCCTTCAGGAAGTTCTTCTTCAAGAGGGTCTGTCACAGGGTATCCGCAATCTGGTGGAGCATTGACTTTAGAATGTCAGTCTGCTCTGGTGTCTCGAAACCTGACACGGTGATGCGTGCATCCAGTTCATCGTTTTCGTCCACACCAACAAGTTCCAGCACAAAATGTACAGGAGACAAACCATCAATCCTCTGCTCAACAGGCTCACGTTCGCCCATAGCTACAAGCTCAATCGGGTCATTCCCGTTTTGACTTACATTTGTCATTCTAACTCCCAATCAGATTTTAAAACAAGCCTACGTTCAAAACGCATGTCTCCCAGAAAAGTAATTCTATCCGCATTTGTACCCACCATAAGTGGGAACCAATGATCGTGGGCGTCACGCTTATTTAAATACACTCTACTATCACTATCATCCAACCAGAAATCACGCGGAAACACACGTTCTTCGGTTGTGACGTATTCGTTCGGAACCCACGCCCGGTACTCCCAGTACGCGCCGGGAGGGAGAGAATCGTTTTCTTGACTCTCTCCCCCTTCGGCTGGAATGCTAGTCGGCATCCTCTGCGTTTTCGAACACTGACACAAGACTGTCAATGTCGGCAACCTGCGATTCGGTAGTCTTCTTCACAGCGGCACGCTTTTTCACGCCACCCTTAGCCCATGTAGCATCTGCAAGGTTCTGCAGAGCTTCACGTTCAGCTTCAGGCAGGTTAGCAATCAGGGCAACCTGTACGGTTTCCTCATAGCTGACACCCGATTCGAGCAGGGTAGCACCGCGCAAGGTAGCACGAGGCGACACAACAGCGCGGAGTTCCAGCTTGTTGATAGCTTCGTCACGGACAGCGCGAACAACCTTCAGCCAGCGCTGACCAAATGTAGGACTGATACCAGAAATCGCTTCCTCAATCTGATCGTCAATGTCCCATGTGATAACCGTGAAACGGTCAAGTGTTGCCGCGTCCAACTGATTACGACCAACATACTGACGTGATGCACCGTTACCAAACGTGTTTGCCGTAGCAACCATGCGGAACTTTTCGTGAACCTGAGTCATCTTGCCGTCAGGGAAGAACACATACCCATTGGATAGGGCAGCGTTCAAACCAACCAGCACGTTAGCGTTACCAGCATCAGCTTCATCGAGCAGGAACACGCCACCCTTCTCGTATGCTTCACGGAAAGGTGTGGTGTGGTATGCGCCGGTCGCATCCTTGTATCCGAAAATGTCACTCTTCGACGTTTGGCTTCCCACACTCATAGCGTAGAAATCAATGCCCAACGCAGCGGCAACCTTCTCAGCACCGGCAGTCTTACCAGTACCGGCAGGGCCAACCATGAAGACAGGCAGGTTTGCGCCCACAATGCGGAGCAGCAATTCGAACTTGTGATGCTGAACACCAGTCAGCGGCACACTGGAAAGCTCTGTGCGAACCTCAATGGGGCGAACCTGTGTTGCCATAGCGGTAAGGTCAGCGGTCAGCTTTTCAGCGCTTTCAGTCAAAAGCTTCTGCTGAGACTGAACTGACTTTTCAATGACACCCAGCTTCGAGTTGATAGTTTTATTCAACTCAGCCGATTCGAGTTCCAGTCCATCACTGATCGTCTTAATCAGGACAGGCTTAGAGTCTTCCATCACCTTTTCGAAAATCGGCGGTGTCAGAGCCTTAATGACTTCATCAGTCACATCAATCTGCCCGTCCTTACCCTTATTCAGAGTAGCGATAGGCTGTGCCGGTACAGCTTCCTTTTTACCCAACATCTGACGCATAGCGTCAATACTGGGAGCGCTGTTGTTAGTTACCATTGTTCAGAAATTCCTTTACTTTAACCAGATCAATTTTCCAACTCGGAATACTCGGGTGGTACGTTGCGTCAACCATATCACGTTCCAACTCAGGAAATCTAGTGATACGCAAAAGTTTTGGTAACGGAGCTACACCAACATCAGCCAGCTTCGCATCGACTCTTGTAATTTGATTTTCAATGAAATGTACGTTGTGCCAGAAAATGTCATCGACCTTACGGTAATCCCACACAGACACTTCAACCCATTCTTGCGTGTCAGGATTCATTACCTCAAACAACGTCACGTTACCGCGTGTTGAATATATTTCGACAAAAAATTCTGCAACAGAAACTTCTGTTACTACTCCCTGTTGCGACCCCATGAGTCATCCTCCCCATACGTTTTCGGGCTAATAGAACTTGCCGCTGCAATGATCAGCGACAACAGCGCGACCTGATCATCCTTATCAGTCACACCAGACGCCTTCAGCTTAGCTGTGAGCGCTTCAGTGTGGGTTTTGACAAGTTTATTGTCACGTTCCAGCAGCCCACGCATGATACCGTGAGCATCACGAAGGTAAGACACCATCGTAGCGAAACCAACTTTAGCTTCACCAGACAGTTTTGACATATCACCGTCAAGATTGTTGAACGTGTAGTCACCGATACGTTCAGCTTCGTTATTGTTGTCTTTGCTAGGTAGGAAACCCATTACTTATCCTCCGTTGTAATATCATTGTCAACATCTTCGGGCAGGACGCCATTGGTTTCCCCAATAGCAAACATGGCTTCCCACAACTCCATGTGACGCGGAGCCTGATAGTAGACACCATGATCATGCCCCGACGAGCAGGACTGAAGCACGCGGGTCAACTCAATGCGGGTATCAGAGTCCAACTGAATCCAACCAGATTCGAAACGGAACTTATCAACCTTAACGTATTCCTGATTCTCAAAATCAACAACCGTGTGGGGACGCGACAGAATGACCATCTGAACAAGGATACGTTCATCGTCAGTGGTGGTGTCTTCAAGTGTTTCAGTGATTTCGTAACTCATGGGGCTACTCTACTTCCTCAGAATGGGTGGTGTCAAGTGTTCTGTCCACATTTAGTTCAAGTAATTCTGGAATAAAAAATGGCACAACTTCCAGCAACTCAGCGATCAACTCTTTTGTCAAAAGAATGTCACCGGGTTCTTCAGTGCTGTTGCTGCTGATCTTAAAGCCTTCATACACGTCATTACCGTTTTTAAGCCATGTAGGAGCGACAGTAAACCCATTGTCACCCTGTGCATGGGGCAGCTTATCCTTATCCATACGCGACATTGACAATGCAATGTAAAACAGGACGATACGCTTGCGCGAGATAGTCAATCCCATGATTGAAATATGTTCAGGACTGACAGCTAGGATACCTTCAGACAACAGGGGCTTCACATAAATGTTTGCTATCTGCTTGTCAGGAATACGGGACAGCATTGCCACATACTCTGCTGTAACCTTCGCACGGTCAGCGTCAAACTTCTGCCATTGCGCTACAGCATCATTCTCTTCGTCTATTGACAAATACTTGCCACTAGGCTTGTAGTCTGTCTCAGTCATTCTCTGTGCAATCCTGCCGCGTAGAAACTAAACATTGTTGAAATATCCTCTAATTCTTGTTGAGACACAATTAAAGCTACACCCACGCCACCTGCCGCCATTTTGACGACGATACTTCCATCACTACGCTCTATGATCGTAACCCTAGAGTCATTAACACTGTGAGCAGTAATAGGTACAGACGGCATTATTAGTTTTTCTCCGTAGCCTTTTTAGCTACCAGACGGTAGAACGTGTATGTTGAACCATCAGGTTCAATCGTCACATGCAGGTCAGAGCTTTCTGCGTTGAAAGCACTGTACCATGTTTCCCACAGTGGCGTGTGAATAATGCAAGTCTCCACCGGCACAGCTTCAAACTGGAAGTCAGGCTTACGAGCCAGCTTACGCTTAAAATCGTCAAACGTTTCCGCGTACATCTTTGTCCTTGTCTTTTGCTTTCGGTTCAACTGCTTCAGGCCACACTACATCACGATAGTAGGTGAGCGCAACAATAAGTTCATCCAACGCATTTTGACTTTTTATTGACCT